GATAGAACAGTCCAAAATAAAAATATTAAAAAGATTACAAATTTCCATTTCTGAAAAATTTATTATCTTTAATAACATAATTACTTCTTCCGACTTTCCTCTACTAAAATTGAATAGTAGTCGCACAACCGACTACAAATATTATAACGTTTCGTCATAATCAAACCTATTCATTGGATATCCAATTTTAAATTAAAAAGTCGGTCGTACAAATGTACACTAGTATTTAACCGTACTAGCGGATCCCCATTCTGGATCCAGTATATATCTTCAAACAACGAAGTACATACATCAAGGTCATCACAACCTATATTTTTTCGGTTTAGGTAAGATATTAACATGTCTCACCTATCATGTATAAGTGTTGCCTAAATAAATTAAGCAACACGGCGAAAAGTATTATGAGCAAAAGCATAAGCTTCCATTACTGGAAAACCTAACTTTCTCAAAGCACTACATCTTGTTTGTGCTTGTTGTATACATTTCTTAAGCCCTTTTCCTTTTGTTTCAAGAATGATGTATTTTCCTTCAAACTCATAAATAAGATCGAAGGATATCATATTAAATACAATTTCACGGGCAACGAGTTCACTTTTTGGGTATTTAGCTATCAAAAATCTATGTCCTAGGTCTTGAGATTTAGCCTCTTGACGTGATGGACAATTCTTAACAGTTACACCCTCCCAAGGTAATTTATTAAAACCGTCATCACTCTTAAAAACAGAATGTGAGGGTTCAAAAGATAAATCAGAAAGTAAAGTTATTTCACTATCTGATACACTTAAACTATCTTGATCTTTATGGGAAGTGTGATCTCCTAAATTTTTGCAAGATTTAATCAAAGCAGAATAATTGGTCACCTTTGTAACGTTCTGCGATTGTAATTGTTGCTGTAAATACAAATAATGTTCATATATTACATCATCAATATGATTAGAAATAAAAGTTTTTACAAAATCCTGATCAGTTAGAACAAATCCAACTAACGATTCTTTTGTTACTTCTTTTACTTCTTTTGAAGAAATCAATGCTTCCGAACGAAATTCGGGTTCAGGTTCTTGTAAAGATTGTCTAATCTCAGCACACTCTCTAGCTGAAATACAGCTTGAATGAGTTGAAAAGATATAATCAACAAATTTGGCATCGTTTAAATTAAAGAAAGGTCGTGCTTCTTTAACACCTTCGGCATTATGAAAGAAAAATTCTGTCACTTTACCATAAGATATTAGAGCACAAAAATTTACTCCTATAATCATTGGGTGGTCATTACCACCGATAGAGAAATATTTCTTCAAGGATGCTAACTGAGAACCTGTTAAAATTGGTCTTTTAAATTCTACTTCACATTCAGGAATTGTTTTCCTCAATTCAAAACACTGATCTCCAGTAATAAAACCGGGATGTGCTTCAAAATTGTAAAGTAAATTGGTATCGTTAACTAATTGAAGTAAAGGTTGTGCCTCTCTTACACCTTGGTTATTATGAAACATAAATGTATCAATTTTACCATAGTTATATAAAGCACAGAAATTTGTTCCAACAACCATACCACAATTGTAGTTGGTATATGAAAGATACTTCTTAAGTGAAACCATTTGGTGGTCATTCAAACTTTCAGATTTAAAATCTAATAAGTTAAAAGCCATTTGGATTTGATACCAGACCTTTTGAAAAAATGTAAGAGGAGGAGGTGCTTGTTGTAAAGCAGGTGGTAGAATATCATAATGACTTTCTTTTGCTTGCTCTATAGATGCCTCAATCAAAATGTCTCTGACTTCCTCAACTGAGAGACCTCTAGGTAAATCACGCAACCTCCATGCTAAATCACCTTCCCAACTCTCAGAAATAAAATTAATCTCAAAAGTATCTTCTTCTTCTTCTACTCTTTTTGATTTGATCTTATCTCTAAAATGATGCCAATTTCTCTTCATTTCTCCAGTGGAGATCCATGAAAAAATATGGCGAAGAAGAACAAAAATAGACATTATTCCATAATAAGTTTTAAACAAAAATTTTATATTGGGAATTTGTCTGTCTTGAATAAAGGATCTTATTGCTATCACAGATTGAAGAATTAAAGGAAACACATGAAATAAATCAATAGTCTCTACTTCTGGTTCTTCAGTGGCGGCTTTTAAAATCCTTCTCACTTCTTCATCAGAAAGATCTTTTGGTGACCTGCGAAATCTCAAATTTGAGCCATTATCATAGCTCTCTGAAATATAATCATCATCAGATTCCCATAATCGAGATGGTATACCCAAAAGGGTGATAACATCTCTCAAACGATATAATCTATCTTTCCAATACTCAATAGGTATAAAATACCCAATAATTGAGAGAAAAACATATATAAGGGAATGGTCACGAATAATTTTAGAGTAAGATTCAGTATATGAAAGTGGAGAACCTATCAAATAGAAAAAAGCTCTCAATATCATATCCAAAATGAAACAACCAATACTGCAAAATATGATCAATTCTGAACCAATTTGTTGATGAGAATCAAAATCTGTTTCGGGTTCTGTAAAAGATTCAGATATAAAATCTGATTCTACAGCACCGTTATCTTCTACATCGGCAAGTCCATGACCCCGATAAAAATCATAATAATTCTTTCGGTCATGCTCAATTATTTCATCATATGTCCACCATTTACATAGTGGTACGACTTCATGTTTTTGAGCTATGGTCAATAACTTTTGTCTCGCTTCATCAAAACTTTCTCTACCATGCTGACTAATCTTACGCAAAGCGCCATCAACATTTTGAGAAAATAAAACTTCTGGAGATTCTGGTGAATCATTCTTCAAAAAGTAAAGACTTTTAAAGATTGAATCTTTCGCAAGAGGTGCACGAATATGTCCCAAATCAGGACAATAACGAAACTTCCTTTTTAAGAAATCACTCTCATGCAAGTGAGTAAAATCTGTAACATCTGCATCTTTATCGGCCATAGTGATAGTTAAACCACACTTTTTACCCTCAGCAACGATATTTGTTCCATTGAACTTGTTAAATTCCATTGGTACGGAGTTGATATTATCATCTCCATAAGTCATCGTTTTAATCGCTTGACGATAAGAAATTTTACCTTTCAATTTTCCGTAAATACGGAAAAAGAAAATACGCAGATATATAGAATTAACCCCTCCGTTTAATTCAGTTGTAATTGGGTTACCTGATGGATCACTGTTTGCTAATTGCAGAACCGACCCAAAGAAATTCAAATTCGGATAATTGATGTCCGTCAATATACCTCTCGTAATCAGGATATGTTCTTCTGAACATCCCAAATGTCTCATGACTTTGATAATACAACCAGAAACAGCTGTTGAAACTTGCGCTGACATTGTTTGGTCAAACGCTGAATAATCCAAAGCAACAGTTCTCTCTTCATTACCAGATAGGTATTCATAGAGTTCTTCTGCTTCAATAGAATCCATATTAATTCCTTTAGCTGATTCAAATAGAAAGCGATTTCGTGAAACCATTCTCACATACGGAGCAAGATATCTTCTACAAACAAGAAGGAAAGGGAAATTGCTTCCCATGAAAACTCTAGCTTTAAACTTATTTTTGGGTAATAGTTCATTTGTTTTCATTGAACATTTAAATAAAGGTCTACAAGACTTTTCCTGCTTATAAGTTTCTATCATTTTGTTCATTTCATCTTCAATATTTGTGTTGTGTGCTTCTTTTAATTCCCTAGGAGTAAGTGGTAGATTAATATCCATTGGATCTCTTTCTAAATAATCCATCTTCTTCCCTTTGTAAGGAAATCCAACAGATGTAGAATTATCAATACCACCTAAAGATTTTTCTCCAATTCCATCCAATGCTTCTTGCACTGTTAAAATTCGAGATAACTCTTTTTTCTCCTGAAAAGTGTATGTGTCAATTTTCTCAAGAATCTCTTTCAGATAATCATTGGAAGCAAATTCCACCTCATCTAATGAAAATTCTTGGTTAGGGGAAGTTAATTTTGTTAATGCTTTTCTCTTGTGATATGGATCATTAATCTTTTGTGGAGGAGCTGACTTCTCAATTCCAAATTCCTCGACAACATCTTTATAAAAAGGATGTTCTCGATAAGGACTCTTAAAAGTGGCACTTGCTCCTGGTATAATACCTTCCACAATACAATTATGATCTGAAACATCTTTATCTACTGCTGAATCACCAGCTCGAAGTTCAATCATTCCCAAACCTTTTTCAAGTTTATAATCGCCCAATTGTAAATTTCCCTGGTTAACTGGTATGAAACCAGAAAAGGTTTTAATAGCTTTTTCAACCTCTTCTCGAGTCAAAGTGTTACATAATCCATCAGTACCATTACCAGCTACATGAAATCCATAGATAATAGCTTTAGATTGATCAACTATGAGTGAACCACACATTCCGTTACGCGTACCATTTGGGCAAGCATATCTATATGGTTTAGTTAATACAACCTTATCAGTCTTGAAAGTTGAGGAAAACATACTCCACCCTGGAGACATACGTGTTAACGAAGTATAACGCTGGGCAGTTTCCAAATCGTAAGATATCAAGTGTACACTTTGATCTCCAAGATAAGTTTCTCTTCCTAACAAATAATCACAATATCCTTTTCTAGGTACAGCAGAGGGAATATTTATCAACACTAGGTCTTTTCCTGGAAATCTGTAAACATGATTCTGACTCATTTTTTGTTTTGCAACTGTAGGAGTGAGTGAAGATTCATGAACAATAGTAACACAAAAATCCCCTTTTACAGGAATCATGTGACCAGCTGTTACATAAAAATTCGAATAAATAGGAAAAGCTAAACATGAGCTAACTTGTCCATCCGATTTTTCAACACTAATCTTTCCAATATCACGTTTCATATGAGGCATGATGTTATCAATAGGAGTAGTACGAGCCTTCTCGGCTCGAGTGAAATTCGCTCGTACATTTTCGGGCATTTGATCTCTAAAAGTGAGAAATTCACTACGAGGTCGAAATGATTTATATAGTAAATATGCAAAAGAAATTAATCCAGCACCTACAAAAATCTTGTCTCGATGAGTTCTAAAGACAGTAGCAGATTCTTCTGCTAAATGTGTCAGGACTCCTACTCTTGTAGCTAATTGTTTTCTAAGATTGTTATACGCATACAAAATCATAGCTAAAACACCTATTGGTGTGAAAGCGAAAATGCATAATATAGTAGTCAATAAAGAAAATCTACAAACCAAAGAAATAACACAAATCATACTAATTAAACCTGAAAAGGCTTTATAATAATTGATAGGTGCCATAGCTATAGAAATACTCAAAATCGAACGGAATAGAACTAAATTCCACCATTCTTTTTGCCACGTACAGAATTGATTGTATTTTTCAACTAATCTATCAATACCAAGATCGTAAGAATCAGTTAAAAATTCGCTCTGGACATTACAAATACAAACACTGCAAGGAATACAGCATTCTTTACAAAAATCTTCTTGTTGACCTGCGATTATCTTATCTAATAATTTTTTCTGAGAAGCATAATGAGTTCGTGCTTTATCTTTTAAAAACAAAGCTAGATCCCAAAAAGTCTGATCTTTGATATCTTTATCCGTCCATTTCAAACGACGGACATACATACCTTCCCACCGTTCTACGTCAGGTGGTTTTTGATCTTCAGAAATTTCATCAAACGTAACAAATTCAAAAACGTTAAACATCCAAATATCCATTCGGGTACCTTTAGATGAAGCCAAAATTGGATCAATACGACGGGTACCAGGTACACAAATTTCATCCAAAATAGATGGTTTAATTTGAACCTCGATGTGTAAAAAACGTCTACCAAGAGAATCAGGACAATTAGATTTGCGAGCATTATATCCAGGAACATTAGTTGATATTACACAACCAATATTACCAGGAAACATGATACCCTTCTCTTCTACAGCAGCTTTTAAAAAAGGTCTACTTTGTGCATTAACTGCATTTAGAAGTTTGTCATAGTTCTCATTAGTACTATTATTAGCAACATCATCATACATTAAAACTAAATGGTGAGGTAACTCGTTTGAGTCAAATTTGTCACTCATCTGTCCTGATACAATTTTATCACTTGAAGGAACTTCTCCTGCAGCTTGAATTAATGTTCTAGCTGTTTGTTCCATTAGTAATGATTTGCCCACACCTGAACCACCTACAAAACATACACCAAAGGCAGACATTTTTGTCTGAATTTGTGCTTGTTTTAATATGCGGTCTGTTTGAATTTCACGTAACTCATCAGACATACGTTTAAGAGCTGGTTTTTGAGCATCTTTGGCCTTTTTCATCATCCTGTCAGCATTTTTAATCAGTTCAGAAACTTCAGAATCATATGAGGATAAAGTATGGTTGTATTCTTCTTTCAAAATGGATAAAGATCCACTTGTAACTAAAGGATACATCTTTTTAATACGAGAAACTCGTGTTTCAAAAGCGGCTGTTTCTGCTTTTCCAAAAAACATACCAGAAAAATCTCCTTTGATAAATCTCGGGAAATTATCTGTAATCCATTCATAAACTCCTAAAAATGTTTCAACGATGTCATTACCTTCACTAAGAATTTTTCGAACTCTCGATACCACTTCAGGCATATGTGAAATTTTAAAATCTTCCTCAGCAAAACCACCACTGATAGTGGTCCAAAAGGCAATCAATTTAGCAATGAAGTGACATACAATATCAATTACTTTATCTTCCAAAATTTCACCAACTGCACCACAAACACTCGATAAAAAACTTACGACTTTTGTCATGGCAGATTCACTTTTGTAGCCAAGTGTTTTGATCGAGGCAACCATTACCTCAATAGAATCATGTATAAACTTGGTACATTTCAAAAATGTATCTTGTGGTAACTTCAACTTGGTTAAACAACAAGTAAAAACCAAAGTTAAATTAGTTATAGAAGGCTCTGTGGAAATCAATTTCAAAGCTAAGAGAGCTTGAGAGAGCAAATCAGCTAATAATCGTCCATCAACATTCATGTAATTATCAAAAGCAGTATCACTAAGTAGTTTAACCATTCTTGACATACAATCGAGTTGTGATCGGAATTTACTAGGTAAATCCCTAACTTCATCAATCTTTTTTGACATCATATCTTGAATCTCAGAAACCGAGAGTTCTGATTTGAAATCATGGACTTCTTCTAAAGCCCGTTGGAAGTTCGTAATATCTGCCTTTGAAAAAGACATCAACGAGTCACCCACATAATCATAATGCGGGTGAAATTGTGTAAGTTCCTCACTCACGAAGTCGGCAAATCCATGCCTATGCGAATCCTGTCGCACACAGTTAAGTTGTTGTGTATTTAAAAAATTGTTAGAAATACGAGGTAAAATTTAAGCTAACGTTTGGCGTATCAAACTAACGCAGCCGATCTCACTTGTAAAGGCGTAAAATCCTTAACTCCTAAATAGGAGGTTTTCATAAACATATTTGTAGTCTCGAAATAAATCCTAACCGGGATCACCGGAAATTTTAGATCATAGAGCTTACATTACAATGTGAAAATCTTAAAATAGAATATGTGAAAAAATCACGCGAATATATCATGAGTGTCTCTTCCTATTGGAAAAGGTTCATGGAAATACATTCTAAAATAAATTAATATTCATCATCATAAAGAAGATATAAAATTATTTATCTCTTAAAAACAATAGAGAAAAAATGAAACTATTTGGTTCAACTAATAACCCAATACTTAAAAGCAGCTAGAGATTCTGCTAAAAAGTAAGTAACTGTTACTGTCTAAATTTTGCTTGACCGTGGTCCTAAGAGGAAATTATACCCCTCGTCCATAAAAGGAAAAATATCTTCGAAAAATTATTATAACATCTCATATTGAAAGTTTGCGAGTACTCGTGTCTCACACCAAACATTTCATGAAATATTACAAATCAAAAAAAGAAGACTAAAATGTCATATATTGATAAGACCACACTATGAACTTTTGTGTGGAATCCCCACTCGGGGGGGGGCGGATATCATCTATAAGAAAACATGTTACTTCAGTTATATAACATATAATCTCAGAATCAACCCTACTTTAAAAAGCTAACTGAAAATAATTGAAAATCGCCAATTCTCAATCAATTTTACACAAATTAAAAATTTATGTGATGTTTTATTCATCATACTGGCGTGTATTAAACGGAAAAATAGATACCTTACTTAAAAGGCTTGGTACATAGCTAAACTGTGCTCTTCAAAACACTGTAAAATCACTACATAACAAATTTATAACTTAATTTTTATAACTTTAAATTATAACAATTATACATCTGAAAGTTGCGAATATCGCGAAGACTCGTCGGAATTACCTGGGTACTAGCCAGGGCGCCGAAAGAACTCCTTTGATATTGCGGTTATCAAAATGCACGCTTGCTAGAACGTAAGTAGAAACGTTAAATCTACAAATTATCAAATGAACTCCTATGGGTATTATCCCATAG